GCCTTGCGGCCAGAGCGAATTACTTGATCTGTCATGCCATTCCAGGTTGGTTGATGGTTGCCTCTCGATTCATGCTGGTGACAGCTTGAATCTCAGCGTTGCTAATCTGTGCGTTGTACTTTAACTCAATTTCGTATTTCTTTAGTAGTCCATCCTGCGCCAATTGATCGCGCCGGAAATCATCGTCGCGGATCATCTGCTCGCGCTTGAGTTCCAACTCGGCGGCCTTCTTCTGGATGTCGGCCTCGATACTCTTCGCTTGCACCTCTGCCAACACCTCCTCGGGTGTCGGTTTTGGTGGTGGTGGCGCTGGCGGCTGGTAGTCGGCGGGGATGTCGTTGAAGAACTGGCTGGAGTCCTTAAACCCGCTGAGTTCCACAATCTTGCGCAGGGTGCTTGCGTACATTGATGGAGTAACCAGTGGGTTTTGTGGTCCGAGTTGCGTCAGCGCCTCCTGCTGCTTGCCGCTAATCATCATCAGAGCCTGCAGGCGCTCGTTGGTATCGCCGTTGCCCAGGCCGATGTTGATGCTCACGTCCATATTCGCGTTCCAGGCGCGGGGGTCGATCTCCACAAACTGGTCGCGCAGGCGAATCATGCGGGGCTTGTCCTGATGGGTCACCATCAGGAACAGGATTCCCTTAAACAGCTTCTTCATGCCCTCGGCCATCATCCGCGCAGTAAGTTCGATGCGGCCCTGGGACGCGCTGATCGTTGCGGCCACCGCCGCCTTGGTGCTGGACTGCAAGGCGTCAGCGTTCAGACCCATTGCGGCCTTGCTCATGCCGGTGCGGTCTTCCTTGATCTGGTCGATGTAGTCCAGCATAGGGAACGCGGCCTGGCCCACAAACGGGCTGGAGAACGGCTGCACCATGCCAGGCGCACGCATACGAATGATGGCGCCGGTCTCGTTGTTCAGCACGTCATCCATGTTGACCTGGCCCTCGACCACCGCAGTACGGGGGTGGATGGACTGCGCCAAAGAGTCCAGCGTGTTGCGCAGGATCTCGGACTTGATCTCTTGGATGTCGTGCGTGATGTCGAAAATTGACATCGCCTCGATGGGGCTGGTGTGTGGCTCGGGGTCGCAGGGGAAGTCTACGAACGGGATGTAAGACGCTGGCAAATTCCGCACGACCTTGTAGCCGGAACCCATGCAGCAGATTTTCCGCAACTCAGGGATGCCATCGCCGTCGTAGTCGATGCGCTCATAAGCCTCGATGTACAGGACGCGGCGCTGCATGGGGTTGGCGCTATCAGTCTGACCGACGGCGGTTGCCAGCGGCTGGCGTGCCAAATACTCCTCGTTATCGTCCAAGTCGGATGCGGTGACGTTGTCCATCACCTCGTCCTCGTCGTAGCCCATCGCCACCAGTTCGGCGACAGTCGCCATCATGCGGTGCGCAATCAATGCGCAATCGTCAAAGGACCGCGCTCGGCGGTCAATCAGCAACTCCTCGGGAGGCACTGCCATGATCTTGATGCGGCCGTCCTTGGTGACGCGCTTGATCTGCACGTCGTGCAGCATGGGAGGCGGTGGCATCGCCATCATCTGACCAGTCATGGGGTCAATCTGGGGCTGCATGGGTGGCGCGTCGGGGTCAGGGTACGAAACCACAATCTTGACCTCGGCCTGCTCCTGCATCAGTATTTGCAGGGTCTGGTCATCCAGGCCGCTGAAGTCGGTTATCTCCACCTTCTCGGAATCCTCCCACCAGAACTTCGCAATTCCGCACTTCCGCACCAGGCTGTCCTTGAAGATGGCGTAGGTGGTCATGAAACCGTTGTTGTCACGGCCAAAAATGAAGTTAGCGTAGTCGGTGGCCTGCTTGGCGTACTCCACGTCGGCAGGTGTCTCGGGGACGTACTCGACGGTGTTCTCGCTGGAGAAAAACACCCGCATCAGGCTTGGCATCATGGCGCTGACAGTGTCGCGCACCTCCATCGCCACCACCTGGGAGCGCCCGTCTTCCTCGTTCCCGAACGGGTCGCCACGGTAGTAGGCCGTCCCCATAGCCCGAATAGGCGAGATGTCGGAGTCGATGTAGCTGACGGCGTCGGTCAGGTCTTGCCCGATGATCGCCTCCAGTTCGGTGTCATCCATAGGCTCTTGGGCGGCCACGTCGGTGGTCACTGGCATATCGTTCATGTTCATACGGGTATCTTTCTAAGTACGACGTACATACTGTCCACCGCCCGAGGCGTGCGCAGCAACTCGTCTAATCCCAATTCTAGGGTTTTCCCATACTCTGAGAGCTTGTAGTCCAGGTGCGTCACATCAAACCTGTGATCCTTCCAGCCCAAGTACCAATGCCAGCCACAGTAGTACACCCAGGAATTCTCGTTGAATGCTCGGACGTGCGTCGGGTCTTGCCAAGCGCCTAGAGACAACTCGTAGGGCACGACGATGTGCATCTCACCGCCATCAGCCAGTAGGTCGCGGCAGTTGGTCATGGCCTTGACCAGATTCGGGATGTGTTCCAAAACGTCAAAGGCAATGATGCGCTCAAATCCTCCGCGCTTGATAGGGACGTAGTTATTTTTCCACTTGACGATGCCGCCAATGTGGAGGTCGGAGATGTCCACAACCCAGTCGGCGCCTACGTCTGGCCGGATGTCCGCGTTGAGGCAGTCATCCCTGTAGTCCTTGCCGGACCCCAGGTTAAGAGTGAAACCAGCGTTGGGCATATTGGGGTCGGTTCTTCATAAGCCAGGGCATTGCCTGGTGGGTTAATGCGTTGGCATCTACGCCAACAGTCTGACTCCCGACGTGGTGGACATAGGACGCGCTCACAAAATTCTTGTACCCGAGTGCCTCCAGGTCGCTGCATTGCACGTCATCTGAAAACCAGTTCAGTGGTGGAAATGGGCATTTGGAAAAGGCATCTGCACAAATCCAGGCAAATATGGGCGAGATGACATCAGCCTGCAGAATCTTCGACTCTGACGTAAACCGGCACATATCAAACGCCTCACCTTCGGGGTTCCATCGGATGTTTTGCACCGCACGCGCCCAATCGCAGCGTGACGCAACCCATCCAGGATTCAAACCCATGTCGTTGACAATCTCCACGTCGTCCAGCAGAACCTTGTAGCTGGTGGGTGTCAGGACGATATCGTCATTTGCCACCACCACTGAGTCGAAATCCTTGAGTGCGCACTTGATGATGTCGTTGTAGTCATCGCCGAAGTTGCGTGGTGTCCCAATCACCTTCACGTCGGCGTCGAACCGGTCCAGGACCGATGCCGGACCGCGTAAGTAGACGGGAATCTCGGGGCAGTATTCGCGGATAGACGCCAGCATCACCGCCAAGTTCTTGCCGTGGACGGTGCTGATGGCGATTGGCGAAATCAATCCTCACCGCCTTCTAGTTTCGTGTCCATAGGCTCTTCACCGTCTGCACTACCGTCGTTCGGGCCTCCGACAACCCATGCATCGCACGTTCGAGTAGCTGCGCACTTGAAGTCGAAAATCTCGCAATAGCCGAGGTCAGCGAGTGCAATAGTTCCCCAAGGATCTGCTTCATTTCCAATTCCTTTCGCAATGCATTGCTTGATTGAGTCCTGCACGTTAAACGCCGCGCAGTTACCGCATACGCTTTTCTTTGCGTCTTGCACCGTAACGTCCCAGGTGTCAGCCTTCTTTTTCCAGTAGGCCGTGTTCGGCAGCGCTGGATTCTCAGGACCGTAACCGGCAGTGGTGATAGCCTTCGCCCGATTCTTCAGATTCAGCACCACGTCCTGGGTTGGCATAGGACACTTCGCCACCTCTTTGGCTGGCGTCATCATCTGGTTCATCGCCGCCTGATACTTGGCCGGAACGTCGCGTGTAGCCATTACATCTTCCCCTTGGGCTTGGACTTGCCAGCCTCAGACAACGCGATAGCAATCGCCTGCTTCGGATTCTTCACAACGCGCTTGGTCATGCCCGAGTGCAGCTTGCCAGACTTGTACTCGCCCATTACTTTCGCAATCTTCTTCGCGGCCTTGTCAATCTTCATAGATTACCCCTTTGGTTGGATGCGCAATTATGCTACGCGAGGCAGATTCCTGCGCAGCGGCTTATTCCAGGATACTTTAGCACCGCCAAATGCACCGATCTCCGCGTCGCTGGCAAAGGTAAGGCAAAAGGCATCTGCACGGTCAGGGCTGGGGAAACCCCGCTTCCTAATCTCGTCTTTGCCCTCAATCTGAATCTTGCCGCTGGATGTGAACGAATACCGCACTATCGCCAACTCGGCCACCAGCGCCTCGTCTTTAGGCATCTTGCAGTCCCGACCCTCCAGCCAGGCTTTGGCCTTATGCCATAACTCGGCCTTCAGATTTCGATACGTCGCGCCCATTGCTGGACTCTCAGACACGTTGATGCCGCGACAGGGAAGATTCAATTCCCGCAGCCGGTCAACCACTCCCGCGCCCAGGCCGATTGAGTCCACCAGGATCTCGGTCGGTCTCTCGGACGGTGGCAGAGCCTCGTACTCGGAGACCACCGCGCCCGTGAGTTGCATCAGGTCTAGGTTCTTCCATGTCTTGATTGGCTCGGTCACGGCGTTCCCCTTGCGCTTGCAGAGTGCCGACCTGTCACTTCCAAACCTCGCAACGTCCAGACCCCAGACCATTGGTGCTGACTGACTCGGCTCGACATCTCGCTGCTGCGCCATCTCCAATAACTCCATAGGGATGACAGTATCGTCATCTGATCTGGGGAACTCCCCAAGCACCCTGATCCGGTAGGCGTTGCTCTCCTCGCCGTAGCGTGCCGCCATCTCTCCCAGGTACGCCTCTGAGACGCGGGGGGAGTCAGCGCACGACACCTTCATCGTCACCCAGTCATCCTTGAGCCGGTTGTGCGTGTCGTAGAAGAAACCCGTGGAGCGCACCGGATTCCCCAGCAATAGCGTCACCGCCTTGTGACCCGACATTGAGCCTGCTGCTGCTTCGAACACCGCCTCGGGGATACCGGACGCCTCATCTGCCACCAGCATGACGTTGTCGCTGTGAACGCCTTGCAACGCCTCGGGCTGCTCTGCCCGGCTTGTCCTGGCCGAAATAAACGCCTCGTTAGGCGCCTCCTTGACCTCAACCCTGTCCTGCTTCACGTCCAGTTGGTCGGCAAGCATCGGCGGCAACTGCTTAACCCACCGCTTCAGTTCCGCGAACAGGGCGTCGTAAAGCTGGCTTGACGTTGGCGCTGTAACGACAATCTTTACAGGGAACCGCAAAAACAGATACCACAGCATCGCCCAGGCCGACGCGGTACTCTTACCCACACCGTGGCCGGAGCGTACGCTAATGCGTCGGTTTCCAGCCGCAATGTGATTCAGAAACTCTACTTGCCAAGTGTCAGGCTCAGTGTTCAGCACCTCTCGCACAAACAGAGTTGGATCATTTCTGTAGCGCAATGCGAACTCGATAAACGGGTTATCGGGAACTTCCAAATTTTTTTTTGTAGCCATGTGCGCAATCAGGTAGGGGGTAGGGGGTCAGGGGATAGTCACCAGCCTATCGGATAGTCGCTAGTGTGCATTCGTTCATCCGGTAGGTGTTTAGGTGCTGCCACAACCGCCCCGCCGCCAGCGCCCCACGGGGGGTCGGGCGCCCGTCGCCAGGGAGCGGCCACCTGGCGACGGGCTGCAGCCTGTGGACAACTCAGCACGCTGCGCGTCCCCTCTGACGCTGCGCTATGGTGCGCGTAACCCGTTGATTCGATTGAGTATTCTGCTGCGCGTCTAAACTTAGTTCATCTGCGCTACTTAATACAGTGTCCATTATGTGAATGAAAACAGGGTGTTTATGCGTGTTTCTGCTTAATCCTTGAGCAAATGCACTCATTCTGTGGATAACTTAGGCGTTGCATCTGTGGATAACTGCTCGACCACCTCGACGTGGCGCAGCGCCTCCATCCGCAAGCCTTGGATGCTGATGTTCACGGCCTGCGCCTTATCAGTGCCGTACGTCTTCCGATCCCATCGCTCGGCCAGCCACTGGCGCGTCCTGATGCGCTGCACGTCGCGCTGGCCGTTGTCGACGTCCATGCCGTCCGCTATGGCGAGTGTCTCGCAAGCGAGATGCGAGGCAGCTTCCACCCGCGCGCGTGCAATTATAGGTTCGTAGTCGTTGTCCGATATCCAGGTATCGAGCGCACGCCTTCCGATGCCTAGGCCACGGCATATGTCTGCCTTGCTGCGTCCCTCTTCAAACATCGACA